GTGTAGCCGCCACCGCCACTGTTATCAGCAGCAGGCGCACTGTAAGCACCTTGCGATTCCAAACTAGTATCTACTTCAGGACTAAACACTTGATCACCTAAAGGCCCAAACCCATAATATTCAGGATCAGCCTTTTGCTCTAAGGATCGAAAGCTCTCTTTTGCAGCTTGATATGCGGCAGGGTTGACGCCCATTGCAATCAAGCCCTCTTCAGTCACAAAGTTAGGGTTAAAGTAGTTTTGTATTTTTCCATACAGTGTGTTACCAAAAAGACCTTGCAGTCCTTTTGTGACCGATGCCATCGTGGGGTTTGCAGCGTAATAAGCAGCTCGCTCTGCTTGAGTCATGTTTGACCAAGCTGGATTGGGGTCAGAGTAATCAGAACCACCACCACCACCGCCACCCATGCCGCCAGTATTGATCAGCCCTGATCTGGTTAGACGCGAGTAAAGACCTGGGTCATAGCCACCCTGAAAGCTAGGGTCGTAGCCACCCGACACACTGCCATAAGGATTCATGGTTGGCGTCATCCTCGCCATGATTCGCTCGTAGGGGGTAGCACCACCCGTTTGCCCCATGACCTGCTGGTACTGACTAGGCACAGGCACTGGCTGGTTTGGCAAAAATTGACGGCGCTCAAATTCGCCAATGCCAGCAGACGGGTCAAATGCCTCAGTAATAGGCACTGAGGGTGACAGGGGCAAATTGCCAAGCATAGTCTCAGGGTAAGGAGTTCCGTCCTCACGATAGGTTTGATTTACACCAGCGGCTCTTGCAAGCGCTGGGTTGCCATACACTTTTCCGTCAGGGCCATAAACAAGCTGCTGTGTAGAAACTTCACCACCTTGACTCATATCAACTCCTTTGAAAGAATGAACCACTGAGGCTCGTATCCCTCGTCTTTTAAAAATGTACGCTCCCAGCCTTTACGCCCTGCAAGCGTCACCCTTGTACATCCAACAGACTTTCCCCATGCCTCAATGTGTGGCCGCATTTTCTTGAGTTCATCAAGGTTGCCACCAGCAAGAAAAAAATGTAAATTTTTTAGCTTCGGATAAACAAGAATCTCTGTCACCACCGCTGAACTTTGACCAGGCCATAACTGGTATCGATCCGACATTATCCCAGCCGCTATGTCATCGAGTGTGTGAGTCCCACCACTGTATTCTAAAGCCGCATCAATCCATTGGCGACACCGATTGATCTCAGAAATTCTATCCATCATCTCTTGCCGCCGGCCACCGCCTCCAGCCGCATCACCCCAATACGCCAATCGGCCAGCACCGCCCCCGTCACCTTGACATTGACCTGCCGCGCCGCAAACCGGACATCAGTAGGGTTGGCCGCCGTGTATGGCCCGAATGTGGACTGAGTACCCGTGGGGTAATTGCGGGTTTTGAATGAAACCACTGCCTCGCCCAAGGTTTGCTCATCCGGCACAACTTGCCGCACAGACATGATGTTGTCGCCATTGCCAAGCTGAACTGGCCCAGACTCAGCAAAAACACTGGCGCTGTCATAGGCAAAACCCACTTCGTGCTCGTAGATGTAACCATCGGTTGACACCAGCAGCGGGTTGGTGAATACACCCGCATCAGTGCCAGCGGTACGCGCCAATGAGCCGATATTCCAGTGGTTTTCGCGGTAGTTGTAAGTGACATAGCTGTCATTCTCATTGCTGCCGCTGCTTGGGTAGTACCACCAGATCTCACCAAACTGGCTGTTGTGGACAGCGTAGACCTTGGATGCTTGGTTGAAGTTCATGTTGCTGAACACATAATCCGACACATCGCTGGGCAGCGGCTTGACATAGCCGTCATAAGTCCAGAAACCGGACTTGCTCATCCAGATGGCCGCCGTGTCAATGGCAGCCACAGCTTGAGCCGAGATCAGGCCGCAGCCAGATCCGGCCTTATCAAAGCCATAGACAAATGGTGCGCCAATATAGGTCGCCGTGTGGACATCCACATCGGTGAACAACAGGTTGACACCCTTGACGCGCTTGCCGGCAATCAATGTGCCAACAGTGGCCAACTCAAAGTCACCCGCCTGATTGGTGGACAGTGGCGTCCAGACTGTATTGTCCTCTTGGTCGCACCACTGCACCTTGCGCGGATTGCCACCAGCGCCAAGGGCAAACAGGATGCGCTCGGCAGTCACCAAAAGAGCCTTGTTTCCGGTTGGTGCGTTGGTGATGGCCGCTGCCAGTGTCGGGGTGGTGAACCCAAGCTGCCACTCGTAGAGCTTGCCGTCAGCGCTTGAGCACGCCACTAGATACTCACCCCATGTGTCCAAGCTCCATGTGGTGGCCGGAATCAGCCCACCCAGATCAGGTCTGGCCACACCATAGGCAAAGGAGCCATAGGTGCTGTATCCGTAGCCGGTTTTGATCGTGGCATCTGCAATGCCAGCAGTGATGCCGGTTGGCGTGATTTCTTTGAGTGTCCCCGCCTCGTTCATGGCGTAGAGCTTGGATTGCGTACCAGCGGCAATCCAGCGCTCGGCATCATTGGCACGCCAAGTGATGAAGCCCCTGCACAGACCCGTCATCTGGCTTGCCGAGCGCTTCCTCCAGCCGCCCATAGGCCGCAAGGTGTTCTCGTACCAGCGCACCAGATTCGCGTCATACCAGCGCCCCGCAGCTTGGTACTCCGTGCCGTTCCTGTAGATGCCTGGTGGTAGTTTGAGTGGGATGTACATGGCTATATTGTCGGTAGGTTGGACACAAAGCTCATTGTCGCAATAAGTGAGGCCGTTGATGGGTAACTTCCTGATGCAGCATAAGTCTGAATGCTCACCAAATTACTGTCAGTCTCCCACCACAACTCAATATAGTCACTTGCGTTTAAGCTCACAAAATAATTCCAGCCAACTAAGGCATGGCCATTGACCGATCCATGCTTGCTTGGCACTGCAAAAAATCCAGTAGAGCCGACAACCACAGACCCATTGATCTTCAGCCAGACCCGTACATCATGGTCTTGTGAGTCAGGGTTTTCAAACTGGCCAGACCACTGCAAGTTCCAGATGCCGGAATCGGCCACTGTGATCCGCGAACTGCTTGCCACACTCACGCCGT